ATGACAGCTTATAAGCCGGAGAAGGTCAGCGATGAAGTTGTTAAGGAGGCCCTAGAGGGGATCTCAAAGGCATCGGAGAGCGCTGCAAAGGTTGATGCGGAAGAATTGAAGGCAAGTGCCGCCACCTCAGAAGCACTGATGGAAGCTTTGAAGGAGGCAATCAAGAATGCTGATTCCCCTGAAGAGCGGATGCGGTACGCGAAGATGGCGGAAAATGGGGACAAGCGGCAGAAGAAGGAAGCCCGTGATTGTGGGGAGCGTTCCACAACTACTCAGCGAGGGAATATGAGAATCGGTGCGATGATCGCGACAGGCCTTGGTGCCGCTGCGCTAACGGCAGGCGCGGTTTTTTTGCACGGGAAACTGAAGTAGGGAGCTTTGCAAACCCTTGCTTCGACCCGAAGGGTCATCGATGTTCGACACTTCTTCGAGACATCCAGGCAGAAACGAAAAAGCCCCTGAAATTCGCTAGGAAAATCAGGGGCTTAGTCGTTGTTTTTGGTGGAGCCGGGGGGATTTGAACCCCCGTCTTGGCCAGCAGTGGCGTGGGTTCTACGCCAGAGGCTGGCATAAGGCTGTCATTTCAGCCGTGATCGTAAACGGTGAAATCACGGTCGACCCACAGGATGTGGAAAATCCGTCCGGTTCTGAACCCAACCATAGGCGCCTTTCCGATTGCCCTGATCGCCAGCAAATTGACCTCATCCGTCAGAAATTTCGGAATCGCTACATGGAAGGAGTGTCGAGCGATTATTTCGCACCCCAATCCGTGTCGATCTGCCTGCTTAATCTGCTGCCAGGTCATTTGGCTCAACGTGCGGAGTTTTGACAGCACACTGCTTCGCTCGTCTGAGGTGCAGGCGCTCACGCAATAATCTGGCTGCATGAACTCAAAGGAGAAAAGCGGAGGTTTCAATTCGGGGTTTTCGACTGGCTCCGTCCGCTCTTTGAGTAGGGCGCTACCCTTTGAGCCTCTATCCTTGAGATGTTTCACGCTATCCCGTCCTATTTCAGCAAGCCTTTAAAGAAGTGCTGCATATCCTCGTGCGGGATGGCCTGGCTCATTGCTCCGGCGCGGAAATTGTTCTTCCAAGGAGCTTCTTCATGAGTCATCTCACGGAGACGCCATGCAGAGTATTGGCCATAGATCTGCTGCACTTCGTTCAGCAGCTCGATCTGTTCAGGCTGGAAAATAGCTGGATCGAAGTCAGTAGGAACAGGGATGCTGCCGGCGCCGTGGTGCTTGTAATGGTGGTAAACGGACGGCACCACGGGACCATGTGTCCAGGCCTCGATCTGATCGTCAAATAACGGGCGATCGTAGACAGCGAGATGGAAACCTTGTGCGTAGTAAACGAGCTTCTGCACTTTCAGGTTGGACACAAGGTCGCCAGCCTCTTCATTGGATTGGGCGAGGAAAAATTTCGCCACGTCGATAGAGCTGGGCATAAGACCTCCTTGGTCAAATCCTGTGGATAACTTGTGTATAGCATGTGTGACATAAAAAGCTGGCTGATTATCCGCCTGCTTTGGAAGATGTCAATTGAGCTTCGTCAGCACTCCCGCTCGCCCATAGCTGCTCCGCCTTCTGACCTGCTTCAAGATTCGCCGCGGGCATCCATTTGCCATAGACCTGCGAAATCATGGCCCAATTGGCATGGCCCATTTGCTGGGCGACCCACATGGGGTGCTCGCCGGCCGAGAGCATCATCGAGGCGAAGGTGTGGCGGGTCTGGTACGGTCGCCGGTATCGCACGCCGGCCTTCTTCAGCGCCGGCGCCCACATGGTTTTCCGGATCGGTCCGTCGCCAGCCCAGCGCTCGCCTGTGCGTGGGTTCTGGAACACCTCGTTGCCTGCCAGGAAAGTGTGAGCCTTCTGCTCCTGCAGTGCCGTCAGGGCCGGGCCGAGCAGCTTGATCGTGCGCGCACCGGCGGCCGTCTTGGTCACCTCAGCTGTGCCCTTGGCGGCCTGCGTCATTGCGCGCGAGACGCGAACCTCTCCACGAATCCAGTCGATATCCCCCCAGTCCAGCGCGACCAGCTCGCTGGTGCGCATGCCGGACCAGAAGGCGAACTGAACCAAGTGGCGGGCCTGCCCGTGAAGCACGTCGAGAATGGCGCGCTGTTCCTCTGGGGAGAACGGATCCACATCGTCCTCCTTCGGCGGCGCCTCCTTGCGTAGATAGGTCCAGCCGGCAAGCGGGTTCGTCTCCAGTAACTCCTCGTCCACGGCGTCGTTCAGCGCGGATCGCAGGCAGCTCTGAATGTTGGTCAATGTCTTGTTGCTGACCCCCAGAGTGTCGAGCCAGTCGCGCACCATCTTGCGCTTGAGCTCGACGACCATGACGGTGCCGAGCTTCGGAACCAGGCGCTGCTCCACGATCTTCCGGTAGCCTTCGAAGGTACTGCTGGATACGTGTTTCTTTTTCCCGGCCAGCCACCTGGTCAGGAACCCAGAGACGGTTTCCCGGTTTGCCTCGGGGGCGAACTTCGCTGCCCTGGGCGAGCCTGGGAAGGTCACCGCATAGTCGAAGGTGCCGGCGGCGATGGCATGCTCCACCGCAGCCTTGTGCTGCTCAGCCCGCTTCAGATTAGTGGCGGTGGGCTTGAGCCCGATGCGCTCACGGCACCGAACGCCGCGGTACATGAACGTGATCTCGATGCTCGAGTCGGAGACCGCACGGACTCCCCGCCCATCTCTACCCATGATTCATACCCTCTCACGTCAATCAGGGTTCGCCCATCGGGAGCCCTGATCCATATTTCGTCCTGCCTCCAGACTCCGTCCCGGATCTTCGAGCGAATGGCATCTTCGGTGTAGCCCGACTCGCTCGCGAATTTCCTGACTGTCACGTAGCGCATTCCGATCCCCATCCGCGGCTTACCTCGCCGCGGCTCGTTTGCTTTCTCTCGGCTTAAGCCAAGCCGGTCAATGCTTCCACCAGGTCCGTGGTGCGGCCGTAGAACCGGCCAGAGTCCTCGTTGATGAACCGGCCCAGGATCTCCTCCAGTTGCCTGGAGGAGTGGCGCGGTAGTTGGATGCGGTCGACAATCACACCCTCGGCTGGCAGGTCCATCGCGTCGGGTTCATGGATGATCGGGATGGACCTGACCGGTCGAACCAGCTTCACCTTGGTCGCCCAGTTCGTGTCGGGCGTACACCAGGGAAGCATGTGCAGGTTCCAAGCACTGCCGGCACTCCTCTGGGTGCTCGACCAGTAGACGCCCAGGCTGCGGGGATCGGAGAACCGCTGGCTGCCATCACGCTGGAACGCTTCCAACTGCAGCAGGTTCACCTGCATCACCAGCAACTCGTCGCGGGCCGGGATGTGCCAGCCGCCGTGACCGCCGATGTGCAACCGCAGCACCTTGGTGGCCACCGCACAGCCGGCCTCAGCCATCGCCATGGTGTTAACCATGCCGTCCATGTAGTCCTGGGCCCCGCGAATGTTCGGCCGGGGGCCGGTGCGGTCCCACCACTGCGCTGCGAACTCGCAGGCGCGATCGGCGACCACCAATGCCCGCTCCTCGCCGCGCAGGAAGTACCGGCCCGCGAAGTAGCCGCCGGCAAACGGCTGACCCAGGGCTGGGAGGGCGCCGGCGCGCACGCTAGCCATGGATCGCCTCCTCTACGACAGCGGAGACGTCGCGCCCTTCGACCTGGGCGACCAGATCCCATATCGGTTCAATGGCCTGGCTGGCTTCCTCCCACATCTGCTCGCTCGGCTTGCCACCGTGATCCAGTACCGCGAACAGGCCGCCTACCTTGGTCAGCACCTGCTGCAGGCGGTCCAGCATCTGAGGCGCCGCCACCTTCAGCCGGTGGTCATCGCCCAGGGCAGTCCGGTGGGCGTCGAGATCCTTGGTCAGCAGCTCCACCACCTCCGCCTGTTGCAGACGCTCGGCCCCAAGGGCGCTTACGGCCTGGCTAAGTAAGCTCTGGGCGCGGATGACGAGCGCGCCAGCGTGTTCCTCACCTACCGTCGGTGTGTGGGGAATGGCTCCTGCAAGAGCGCGCTCGGCGAACAGATCCACCTCGATCAGCGGCTGGAGCTTCAGCTTGGCGATAGCGAAACCGCGCAGCACCCAGCCACCGACCTGCTCGGCTTCCTGTTGGTCAGCCCCTTCGTCCAGGGCATGACGCTCGCACTGTTGGGCCGCTTCGAAGCCGACGGACATCAGCTTGTCCAGCAGGCTCTGCAGGGCCGGCAGGTGCTCGCTTCCAGTCGGAGCGGGCGCGGCGCGCTCCATGCCCGCTGCGTAGCCCGCCTTCCAGACGCTGGTGGGAACCTCAATATCGAAACGCCCGGCGAGCTGCGCCGCGCGATACGAGGCGTGCGACTGCTCGTCATGTGCGTCCTCGGCAGGGGCAGCGGCAACCAGTGCATTTTCTTCACCAGTTCGAACCTTGGCATTTTTTGCCATAGTTGCCCCGGCCAACTCGGCCGCATCGCAGTTCTCGCAGACGCCATTGTTTGCAGCCATGAACCCGGCGCCGAAGCTGTCGGCGGGGTAGATATCGCCACAGGCGCAGACCTCCTCGGCCTGCGGGGGTTGGACTTCCCGCGCCACGTTTTCCGGTTTCGCTATTTCGTGGCGCGCGGCGCCTGCTTCAGAGGCCCTGATCCAGGCCGCAGCCAGGGCCTCAATGGAGCGGAGGGCTTCTGCTGCCTGTTCCTTCTGACCAGTCGCAGCAAGCTGGCGGATCTCCCTGATGGCCCTGTAGACGCTTTCAATGAAAGCCTCGAGTATCTCGGTACCGCCCTTGTACTCCTGGAGCAGGCGGTCGCTGTCCATCAGCAGGTCCTTCAGCTTCTCTTGCTTCTCGTATCCGGCCATCAGCATCTCCAGCAGGCCGGGCGTCAGCTCGTGCTGCCAGCCATCACCGGCAAGCATCTCGTCCAGGGCGGACAGACGCTCCACTGCGTTCTCGTCGGACAGCGCGGCGATCACTGCGCCACCTCGCCCGATAGAGACCGGCGCGCCCAAGGTCAGGGCCTGAGCCATCGCCTCGAAGTCCAGGCCTAGGCCGGGCCGAAGAACAATCGTTACTGTTTTCGCGGTCATGTAGGTCTCCAAACTACGAAAGTTTCGTAGTAGCCCCCTGGGCTGGATCAGGTGAAACGGCGGACTTTCTTGGCGGCGGCCATGATGCGATCGCCGAATTCCGCCTCGGCTTTCTCGGTCTGGATGCGGTCGTAGATCTCTTCGCGATGGACCTCGACGTCCTTCGGGGCGGCGATACCGATGCGCACCTGATTGCCCTTCACCCCCAGGACGACGACCTCGATGTCGTCGCCGATCTTCAGCTTCTCGCCAATGCGCCTTGTCAAAATCAACATATGAATCTCCTTGTCAGGCGCGGCCATCCCGGCCGCGCTGGTGCTGCGTTCAGGTACGAGGTGCGTCGCGTTGCGGGCCGCCAGGCCTGGTGCCGGCAACGTCAGCGGCGCTGATGCCCTCGCCGATCACTTCCAGGCGGCCTTCGTCAAACCACTCGCCGCGCTGGAAGCTGCCGTCCTTCACGAGCGGAACGACTACGTACTGGTCGCAGCCGGTGAGGTACTGCGCGCGCCCGGTGATCACCCCTTCGAAGCCAGTGACCTTGTCGCGAGCCTTCTTGCCGAGCTCGATCATTTCGAAGCCCCCACGCCGATAAAGGGGAGGGGAGTGCCTTGTGCCATGTAGGTCGGCAGCTTGCCGTCCCACTTCTCGATGGCGTTCAGGGTGGCCACGTCGGCGTTCTCGCGCAGCGCCGCCGCCTTCAGCTTGATCGACTCGGCTTCGGCCTTGGCCAGAGTCAGCTTGGCGTCCGCGTCACCTTGGGCGCGTTCGCGTTCCTTCTGTGCCTCGGCCTTCGCCTGCTCGACTTCGTTGCGGCGCTGCTCGGCCATCTGCGTGGCCTGCAGCTTGGCATTCAGGGCGTTGATCATCTGTTCCGGCAAGCGCACGGCGCCGACCCAATAGACGCGCTCAATGTTGATCCCGAACGGCGCCACCTGGCTGCGCACAATCTCTTCGACTTGCTTGATGATTCCCGATTTGCCTTCGCCGTAGACCGCCTCGACGGCCTTGCCACCGGCCACCGTCACCAGGGCGTCGCGCACCATGTTGCGCAGATAGACATCCGTGATTTCCTCGATGCCGCGGCGGTACTTCTGGAATACCAGCGGCACCTTGTCCGGGGCGATCGAGTAGGTCATGCCGATGTCGGCGTTCACCTGCATCCCCTCGCGGGTCTGGAATGCGATCTGCTCGTCGTCTTCTGCTCCCCAGGTCACGGTCTGCGAGTAGGTCGGGAAGATGTGCAGTTCTTCGTTCATGCCGATCCAGTAGCGCCCGACGCCGAGGGTTTCGGTGTCGACGCCCTTGGCGCCGCCGAGCAGATAGACCTTGATACCGACGTTTCCGGACGGAACCTTGGAGCAGCCCGCCAGTATGGCGACCAGGAACAAGGTGAAGATGTAGCCAAGTTGCTTCATTGGGGAGTTTCCTCGTTGGTAGCGCCGTCGATGCGGCGTTGTTGGAACAGCAGAAGGCCGAGGCACGCCGAGGCGATGAGCCAAAGCACCGCGAAGGCAAAGCCGATGGCCACGGAAACGGAATTGGGCTCGCTCACCATCTCTGGGGCGACGACGCCCAGGATCAGTGCGGTGGTGGCGAGCCAGATAAGCCAGCCCGTCAGGAGCACGAGCAGGCGCAGCGGCGTGAGCGCTGGACGCTTGGTTGTCATGGTTGGTCCTCAATGGAGTGCGGGCAGCAATGGCCCATGGCTTGGCGAGGCGCCCACCTGGGCCTCCTCGCCGGGATCGTCGGGCGCTGACCAGCCGGAGTCGGCCCACGCGATGTAGAGGGCCAGGCCGGCGACCACCCCACAGAAGGGCAGCAGGTAGGCCAGCAGGATCAGCTCAGGCCGCCCGCTTGCGAGCATCAGCGGGGCAAGCCAGAAACCAAGCCCGGCAGCAGCGGCGATGAAGAGGAGGGCGGCGAACGCCCAGGCGATGGACTTGATCATCAGATGGCACCCCGCGCCTGCAGGTCCCGCAGTTCGGCATCGGCGAAGGCGGCTGCCGCCTTCAGGTCGGCCACGGTGAGGTCGTCGATGGGCTTGCCCAGGCGCTCGATGTACTGGGCGAAGGCGTATTGCGACGGGCCGTTCCAGTAGGAGCAGAAAGCGCCCACGTCGCTCAACTCGGTGCAGAGCTGGAGCACCAGCTGACAGGTCGGGTCGTTGGGATTCCAGGAGTAGGCCATGTCACACCACCCAGTCACATTCGGCGCGGCGGGCGGCGATGCGCATGGACACGCTGCCTTCGCGAGGACGGCGAACGGCGTTGGATGGCTGGTGCTGCAGGCCGATCAGCAGGGCCAGCACCATGCAGGTAACGGGAGCGATGAGGCCGCGCTTGAAGGCCTCCATCACCAGGCCGCGCACGGTGCGTGCGCCCATCTTGAAGCGGGCGTCATCGAGGCGTTTGGAGACGGTGCCAGGGCTGATGCCCATTAAGCGGGCGATCTCTTTGGCAGTGAGGTCGGAGGCGCTGTAGAGGGTGGCCTCAAGCTCGCGAGGGGCGAGGCCATTGCCGAGCTTCCCTACCCAGTTCCCTGCAGTGATGGTTTCCATGTTGATCCCTCTGGCGCATTGGTGTGCGGCTTAAATATGAGAAAACTCATACTGACTGTCAATGAGTTTTATCATAAAAATATGAGGTGACTCGTGGATTGCGATGATCTGAGGCGGTCGTGTACTGTATGGATGTACAGCAAAAGGAGAGGCGCCCATGGCCAAACAGAAGCAAGCGAAACAACTGGAACGCCGCGAGTTGACTGGACTAGAGCGGCTTGGGATGCGGGTGTCGGCGATGATCAATGCGCCGCTGGCACAGCAAAACCGCCGGGTGACGATTCACCGGCTGGATACGGACAGCGACGAGGCGTGGGATGCGGTGATGGAGTTGCTAGGGGAGGAGGATGGCATCGAGATGACCTTTAATGACGACGGCACCGTGACGCTGAAGTGGCACCTGGAGAGCGACGGCGATCACCAAGTGGGGGAGGGTGAAGTGCAGGCTCTGGATGCTCCTTTCTGACATCGAGCCAAAAAGAAGAAAGCCCGCATAACGCGGGCTTTCTCGTTTCTGAGGCGACTGGTTACACCTTCATGCCCCGCCAGACGTACAGCACACGAGCATGAATGACCACGTCATCGACATGCACCACGCGGTCCTTGTGCTTGGGGTTGTCGGAAATCAGGTCGAAATGCTCGGTGTCGGCCTTCTGCAGGCGCTTGATGTAAAGGTGATCATCCCAGGTCAGCACGTAAACCCCATCGCCGTTGAACTCGGTCACGCCACGGTCGACGATGATCGGATCCTTGTCCTCGATCGTCCCTGCCATGGACTGGCCCCAGCCGGTGATGATCGAGAGGTTCGCCGGCGAGGTGTACTCCAGACCCAGCTTCTCCAGCTGCGGGCCGCTGACCACGATGTTGCGGACGAACTCGACGTAGTCGGACGGCACCTGGCCGTGCCCCATGCTGGCTCGCACATCGTACTGCGGGATCAGGATGTCACCGTCAGTCATGCGTGCAGCACGAGAAAAGTCACCAGTCACGACGTTGGTGGGCTTAGGGGCCGTGCCTTGCTGTTGAGGGTCCTCCGCGGCCTTAAGGAGAAGATCCCTCGCCTCCTGGGGCAATGCCTTAGCAGCTTTCGAGTCAAGCAATGACTTGACCAGGTCTAGCATGGCCGTGGTTTTACCCGAGCCCTGGCTATGTACGAGCACCTGAACGGAGCGAGGCTCCTCAGCTTCCGACATCAGCCCTATCCCAGACTCCAGCCAGATCGCGCTCACTCCGCACGCGTCAGCCAGCCTGGCACTGAACGAGGTGCCCTGCGATTTACCGCGCTCCAGGTTGGATATCGACGTCTGGTCGATGCCCACGATCGTGGCCAGCTCTGCCTGAGTGAGCCGCGCATGTTGTCGAGCCTTTTTGAGGCGATCAGCGAATGTAGTCATGCCGGAATCTTCAGGAGAGAACTCATATCTTGCAAATGAGTTTTGTCATGGTAAGTTATGGGGAAACTCATAAAAGGCTGTTGAGATGGACAACATCTTTTCCAGGCTTGTGGCGCACTTCGGTACGCAGCAGCAAGCCGCAGCTGCGCTTTCCGTGAATCAGTCGACCGTTTCTGGCTGGGTCAACGGCAAGTGGGGCATGTCTCCTGAGGCCGCTGTGCGAGCCGAAGAAAAAACCGGTCGGGCTTTTCGGCGTGAAGACCTGTGCCCCGATTTCCCCTGGTCCCTGGCCGGCAAGACTGCCGCCGACCTTGGAACAAACGATACCGATCCAAGGATCAGCGGAGCAGTGAGCTGATCATGCTGTTCGGGCATCCAGTGCTAATCGGCGCAGACCATCGAGCATTGGCGCCACTGCAAAGTTTTCGCATGCGGAAGTTTTCCCGGAGTCGGGAACCTTGAACCGGAATTAGAGAGTTTGTGGCCGTTTTTCGGTCATCCGGCCATCGCTCGCAAAAAAGGGCACTGGCTGGACACTATTAAGACAAAGGGCTGGAGCAGCCCACCGGCAGGAAAGCCGGTCGAGAAATACAGGGGTTGCACTTTGAAAAAGTCTGATACGCGCGTCCGCGCTCATCAATCCGAACCGCCCTGACTGGGGCGCTTGCGCTTTTGCGGACCTGTGGAAGATGGGGAATACCCCCTGATCTGCGGCCACAAAAAAAGCCCGCTTGCAGGCGGGCTTCTTCAAACAACCACCCTTGCAGGGGTGGCATCTCTTTCATCGTCTGCGGAGGACGAGGAATTGACACAGCCAAAAAATAGCAAAGCGCCTGTGGAGGCGCAACAACTGAAGACCACCACCATGAACGCTGGCGGCATTTGGTGCGACACCTACCTGATCACTATCAGCGCAGATCACCCGGCCGAAGAGGCCCTGGAACTGGCCCGCAAACTGGCGCAGGGGGTGGAGCTGATCTCCAAGCGTTTGCATGACCAGATCAACGAGAGCAACGAGTTCGCCTGCATTGATGAAATCGCAGCGGTTGGCTTCCTCGGTGGGATGTGCGCCGCCCTGGTGCAGTCGGTGGCTCGCAGCCTTCCCCAGGAAGGGGGCGCCCAATGAATCGCCCCGTCACTGCTGAGCAGCAGTTCGAAACGTTTGATGGCGACTCCTGCGTCCTGGCCGTTCGGCCTGATCTGGGTGTTCAAGCAGTGCTCGAACACTGCTCGTATCGAATGGCCATCCTGCGGGAGTTCATTCGCGAATCGGCGGAGGACGAAGGTGGCATCTCGCAGAACACGCTGTTCCTGATCGAGAGTGAAGTTGATGCCGCGAAGGCCCTCGTCGACGCCTGTTCCTCTGGATTGATGAAGGGGGGATTCGCATGAGCCAGACCAGCAGCCGCACCGAATCCCAGCTCCTCGCTGATCGAATCGAGGAGCACCTGACAGCCATCCCCGAGTTGGTGTCGGTGATTCGCGAAGACCAGGCATTCGACGGGTGCGAACCTGGCCCTCGGCTGAGCCCCTGCCAGGTGGATGCCCTCCACTTCGCGATCCATGCCCTGGGGAAGGCCGTGCTCGGCGACTTCCACAACCTGATGAACCTGCTGGAGGTGCCGGCATGAGCAATCCCGAACTCCAGCAGATCGCCAGGGACGCCACCCTCCAGATCAATTGTGCCTTGGGCCAACTGGACTGGCTGCGCTCCACCTTCCACGTCATCAAGGATCGCATCCAGTCGGATCCCGAGCTGGCGCACTACGCCAAGCTGGCCGACCTCGCGCTGTACAACATCGAGGATTGGCACAACGTCCTCGATTGCGAGCGCGAGACCTTGGAGAACCGCCTGAAGGCCGTTGAGGAGACTTCCAAGTGAGCGACATGAAGAACAAGCGCAACGCAACCGAACAGGTAACTCCAGAGTTTCTGGCTGCCGGCCGCCTCTACTCCCGACTGTCTGAGGCCGGCCTGGCGCAAACGCCAGAGGCCGCAGATGCATTCCAGCGCATGTATGACGCCGCCCCCGAGTCGTTCCGCCAGGAGATGCACGACATGGCCATACAGATGGGGCTGATACCTGCTGTTCCCGATGGCTACACGGACGATGGGGAACCTGTTTACACGTTGGATGGGCTGGCCGACCGCTTGGGGATTGACCCCGCGGAAGCCAAGCGTGCCGTCGACGAACTAGGCCTCAATCCGAACCCCGTCAAAGTCCATAGGGTGAACTGAGCCATGACCGACCTGATCACCACTGGCGGCCAGGCCGTCACGATGACCAGCTTGGAGATCGCCGAGCTGGTTGGATCCCGCCACGATGACGTGAAGCGTTCGATCGAACGCCTTGTCGAGCGTCGCGTAATTGCACAACCGCCGACGGCGGACGTGCAGCAGAAGGGAGGTAATAACAGGACCTATACCACTCAGGTCTATGTGTTCCGGGGGACAAAGGGCAAACGCGACAGTCTTGTCGTGGTTGCCCAACTGTGTCCGGAATTCACCGCGAAGTTGGTTGACCGCTGGCAGGAACTGGAAACCCAGGCTGCGGCAGGTGGATTTCGCGTGCCCAGTACAAGGGCTGAGGCTCTGCGCCTGGCCGCCGACCTGGAGGAGCAGAACGCCACGCTGCTGCTGGAGAACCAGCAGCAGGCCGAGCGGATCCACTCCCTCGAAAGCCTGTTCACCCCCGGCATGACCCCCGTCGATTTCTGCAAGAAATTGAACGGTGTGAACACCTCCAAGGTGAATGCCTACCTAGAGCGCCGGGGCTGGCTCTACAACGAGTCGGACCCCGAGCGTAGCGCGCGTTGGCGAGTGAAGTCCTACGCCCGGGACCGTTACCTCACCGAGAAGATCGGCAAGGAGGTGAAGACCTCGGTCGCCAGTTTCATTCCCCATACCGCCCAGCTGCTGCAGGCCGGCGCAATCCGCCTCTATGAGCTGTACCAAAAGGGCGACCTGCCCATGAAGGTCGACTGGAACGGCAGCTTCACCCATGTGAAGTTTCCTGCAGGAGCGATCTGATGGCCCGCGCGCGCAACATCAAGCCCGGAATCATGGCCAACGAGCACCTGGCGGAACTGTCGCCGCTGGAGCGCCTGTTGTTCATCTATCTGTGGATGCTGGCCGACCGTGAGGGGCGTCTGGAGGATCGTCCGAAGCGGATCAAGGCAGAAGCGCTTCCGTACGAGGTTGCGGATGTGGATGCAATGCTTTCTCGCCTTGGTGAGAAGGGCTTTCTAACTCGGTACGAAGTCGAGGGAGAGCGATACATCCAGATTGCCAGCTTCACCAAACACCAGAGACCTCATCACAACGAGGCTGCAAGCGAAATCCCGGCCATGGAGGAGGCCTGCACAACGACCGGAGAAAGCCAGGACAATCAAGGCGAACAGGACTTTCAGCCAAGGGAAGAAGCGCTTCGGTCTGATTCTCTGATTCCTGATCTTCTGATTCCTGATTCTCTGATCCCTGATCCCAGTGCCCCCCAACCCCCCGAGGGGGCTGGCGCTGTCGCGCCGACCGAGAAGGCTTCCTCGCCCTACTCGGCTGAGTTCGAAGAGTTCTGGCAGGAGTACCCGAAGCGCGAACGCGCTGCCTCCAAACCGGATGCCTGGAAGGCCTGGAAGGCCCGCCTCAAGCAGGGGGTATCCGCCCAGAACCTGATCACCGGCGCGATCAACTACCGCAAGGACCAGGTGGCCAAGGGCAAGGTCGGCACCGAGTTCGTGAAGCTGCCGGCGACCTTCCTCGGCAAAGGCGAGCACTGGAAGGCCTACCTCGGCCCCCAGCCCAGCGCGCCGCCGAGTGGCCAGCGCTCGAACTTCACCGACCTCCCGACCCATACCCCCGACATGTACCAGGAGGCCCAAGATGGCCGATCTGATTTCTAACTTCACCCGCCAGCCCGAGCGGCAGCAGGGTGGCGAGGGCGCAGCATCCTGCCCCAGCTGCGGCTCCTACACCGAGACCCAGGTGGAACAGTTCGACGGTGGATTCCTGCCGCTCGGTTGCCCTGGCTGCCATTTCCGCGCTTTGCGTTGTGAGCCGGCGGATAGTGAGCGCTTCCAAGCGGCCAAGGCGGCGTCCCACCAGCGAGCGCTGAACCAACTGCTGATCGGCTCCGGCATCACCCCGCGGTTCCGCGACAGCACGCTGGACTCGTTCGTGACTGCCAGTGACAACCCGGAGTTGGCCAATGCCCTGACCAAGGCTTTGTCGAAGTGCCGTGCCTACGCCGAGCAGTTCCCCGAGCACTACCGCGCCGGCCGTGCCGCCCTGCTGGTGGGCAACATCGGCACAGGCAAGACCCACCTGGCCTGCAGCATCGTCCAGCACGTGATCCGCGAGCATGGGGCCCGGGCGGTGATCACCTCGGCGGCCGGGATCATCCGCGTGGCCAAGGGCGTCATGCGCAAGGGCGCCCAGTACACCGACAGCGACGTGATCGAGGAGCTGGCGGCCTTCGACCTGCTAGTGATCGACGAGGTCGGCGCCCAGGCCGGCACTGAGTACGAGCGCTGCCTGATGCACGAGGTGATTGATCGCCGGTACCAGATGGTCCGGCCCACAGTCTTGGTGTCCAACCTGACTCTGGAGCAGTTGGCCGCCTTCATCGGTGAGCGGGCCCTGGATCGCTTGCGCCAAGGCGGAGGGGTGCAGGTGGGCTTCACCTGGGGCTCGGTCCGCCGTGAGGTGGACGCATGAGCCGCGAACTGCACAGCTACGAGGCCGAGCACGCCATCCTCGGCGCCCTGATGCTGGCCGACCTGCAGAAGGACGCAGGCCTGGTGGACCAGATCCTGGAGAAGGTGGAGCGGCATGACTTCCACGGCGAGGACACTGCCGCGCTGTTCCAAGCGATCGTCGATCTGCGGGAGGAGGGCGTGCCGGTGGACCCGGTCACGCTGGGGGATATTCGCCCAACTCTGCCCAGCGGGGAGGTCACCATGGCTTTCGCTGGCACGCTGGCGCAGCGGGTACCGTCCACCGCCAACTGGAAGGCCTACGCCAAGACCCTGCGCGAGCGCGCCGTGCTGCGCAACGTGATTGCCGCTGCTCGCACCATCGAGGACCTGGCCACTGAGGACCGGCCAGTGGCGCAGATCATCGCCCGCGCTCAGCAGGCCATGGCCGACTTGCGTGATCTGGACGATGAAGGCCCGCAGTTCAAGCGGCTGGCTGAAGTGATCCTGAAGGTGACCGACCGGCTCGACGATGGTCTGAACGACCGCCTGCCGAAGTGGCCGGACACTGGCCTGATCGACCTGGACCACCTGCTGCGCGGTATCCGCCCGAAGAAGATCACCGTAATCGCCGGCCTGCCCGGTAGCGGCAAGACCACCCTGGCCTTACAGATCGCCCAGCACAACGCCGTCAAGCGTGGTGAGCCCTGGCTGGTGTTCTCCCTGGAGATGCCGGAGGAGGAGTTGGGCATCCGGGCGATTGCCAGCCTGGGCGGCGTCGACCTGAAGCGCCTGGACGATCCCAAGGCGCTCGAGGATGACGATTGGACTCGCATCAGCGCTGCCGCGGGCCAGGCGCTGGAGGCGCCGTTGTTTATCTGCGACGACCCGTCTGTGACCCCCACCCGCATCCGCGCCATTTCCCGCCGCTGCAAGCGTGAGCACGGCCTGGCCGGCATCGTGATCGACTACCTGGGCCTGATCCCGGCCGACAGCCGCGGGCGTTCTCGTGCCGAGGAGGTGGGCGCCGTGAACAAGGCCCTGTTGCGCCTGGCCAAGGAACTGGACGTGCCCGTCATCGAGCTGGCCCAGCTCAACCGCGAGTCCACCAAGCGCGCCGGGAAGGCCAAGCGCCCGCAGTCCAGCGACCTGCGCGACTCCGGCGAGATCGAGGCCGACGCCAGCTGCATCTTGATGGTCCACCGCGACCCCGACACCGAGGAGGGGGCCGCCGGCGTGACCGAGATCCTGATGACCAAGTGCCGGCATGCGCCGGTGGGCATGTGCCGTCTCCAGCAGCAGGGTCAGTACGGCCGGTTCGCCAGCCTCGCCGGCTACCGCGAGACCAGCCAGGAAGAAGTCGAGATGGGTCGCCCGTTCGCGGGCCGCTATGCGAAAGGGGGTAAGCAATGAGCCGCGAAGTGAAGGGACCGCTGGTGATGCCGGCGACGCTGGCTGAGGCGGAGCAACTGATGGAGCACCTGGTGCATGAAACCACCGACCTGAAGCAGCGCCTCGACCGAGCACGCGGCGATGCCGCCGCCGGCGCCGGATACTCCGACAACGGCTGGTACCACCGGGCCAATGCGCGCCTGCGCTACCTGAACCACGACCGTCAGCGCCTGATGGAGCACATGGCCAAGCTGCGCCGTGAGGAGAAGCGCGGCATGGCCCAGTCGCATGACGCCCTGCTGCTAGCCGAACTGCGCAAGGTGGTGCGGGAAGACGTGTTCCTGGGCTGCGTGGCGCGGGCCCGGATCGCTGCTGGGAGGGCTGGCCAATGACCGAGGCCAAGATGCGTACCGTCCGCGTCGACCTCTCGGACGCCCAGATTCGGGCCCAGGCGGCGAATGGCGACGTTCGCGAGCTGCGGGACATGCGCTACCCCTCGCTGCGCTTTCGCTTCGGCAGGGACCGTTCCCGGGGCACCTGGCATGTGGTGCTGGCCGGCAAGTGGCACAAGATGGGCCGCTTCCCCGGGTTGACCACCAAGGGCGCCCTGGGCGTGCTGCCGCAGGTGACAGCCCGGCTGACGGCTGATCCTGCTGCCTCCGGCACCGCCCAGGGCCTTGGCACGCTCGGCGAGGTGCTGGCGTGGCACTTGGATCGGGCCCTGCGCAACCGCACGCTGTCGGCCAAGCGCAAGGCTTCGGTGAAGTCGCTGATCACCTGCCACCTGCTGCCCCGGGTGGAGTGCCTGGCGTTGCTCGAGGCGAACAAGGCGACCCTCGACCGCCTGCTGTTCTGGCCCCTGCAGGAGCAGTACGCGGTCAGCTACGTGCGCCAGGCCTATGGCGTGCTGGCCAGCGCCCTACGGCAGGCCCGGCGGCTGGACCTGATCGCCGCGAACCCCATGGACGGGGTGCAGTTCACCGACTTCGTGCAGGAGCGCATCCAGCCTCGCGAACCGGGCCTGCGTCCGTTCGATCTGCCGGTGCTGGTGGAGGGGCTGGTGAAGCGCCACCAGGAGGCGCCCGGCGACACCCTGCTGGCCCTGCTGATGCTCTGCCACGGCACTCGCATTGGTGAGACGCGGCAAGCCCGCTGGCGGCATGTGCTGCTGGAGGAGCGCCTGTGGATCATCCCCGCCGTGAAGGCCAAGTCCCGTGCCGAGCACCAGCTGCCGCTGACCGACCAGGCCGTGGCCCTGCTCACCGCGCACCGCGAATGGCAGCGCGCCCGAGGCATCGAGACGGCCTTCCTGTTCCCGGGAGCGCCCGGCTCGGCCATGTCGGAGAAGCAGGCCAGCGAGGTGTTTGTCCGCCTGGGCCAAGGCAACTGGACCAGCCACGACCTGCGCAAGCTGGCCCGGACCTGCTGGACCGAGTTGGGGGTGGATCACCTGATCGGGGAGATGCTGTTGAACCATGCCATTCGCGGGGTGGCGGCGGCGTACATCCACACCCAGGCCCAGGCGAAGAAACGGGAGGCCCTGGAGCGCTGGCATGCCGAGCTAGACAGCCACGGATTTGGCCGGATTCACGGCGCGACATTTTCGCGTCCGCATGAAACAGGCGAGGGCATCGCGCCCGCTACCTACAAGGCTTCTGGCGATTCTCCGCATCCAAAGGGGTGGAGGTTGCAGAAAGGCGACGAGGCGGATCAGCAGGGAGGGTGCCGAGCATGAGTCTGGTGCTTACCTTGCCGCCGAACACTGCCGGCCGCGACTTCGTTGTAGGCGATATCCACGGCTGCTTCAGCCTGCTGCGCCGCCTGCTGGACATGGTGAATTTCGACGAGGCCGCGGATCGGCTGATTGCCGCTGGTGACCTGGTGGACCGTGGTCCGGAGAGTGAGCAGGTGCTGGAGTGGTTGGCCAAGCCCTGGTTCTTCGCCGTGCGCGGCAACCACGAGCAGATGGTGATCGACGCCGCGGCCGAAGCCCTCTCCAGTGACATGTACCTCTACAACGGCGGTGCGTGGTTCATCGGCCTGCCCAGTGCCGAGCAGCAGGAGTTCGCTGTTCAGCTTCGCGAGTTGCCCCTGGCGATCGAGATCCCGACCGCCCAGGGGCTGGTGGGCGTAGTCCATGTCGAGTGCCCGCTGAACGACTGGCGGGTGTTCTGCCGCCAGCTTCGCGGTGAACTGCCGATCAGCCGGCGCTCCCACAACAACCTGCAGGCAGCCGCCATGTGGAGCCGAAAACGCATCAGCGCCGGCAGCCATGAGGTGGTCGAGGGTGCCCTGGCCGTAGTGGTCGGCCACACCCCGCACAACCTCGTCGTCCAGTTCGGAAACACCATCTACCTCGACACCGGCGCCTGCTTTGGCGGCCTCCTGTCGGCGGTATGTCTCAACGATTGGGGCCTTCATCAGGCCAAGGGGGAACGGCAATGAGCAACGTAGTAGCGGCCCTGCCGCGCAAGGTGATGACCGAACTGGAGCGCAAGTTCCTCAAGATCGCCGCCGAGGAGTTGGCCAAGACCAAACTGGGCGGCACTCAGGCCCTGGCCGCTCTGCTGGACCTGGTGGCGTCCTGGCACGGCGACCGCAACGGCGTCCCGTTCCACGACTACGGCCAGCGTTGGGTGGCCGAGGGCAACGCGAAGAACCCCGTGTCCAACCGGTTGCTCCGCGACCTGTTCGGCCTGAACAACGATCCGGACCCGAGGACCGCCGCATGACGCCCACTGATGAGCAACGGAAGGAGTTCAGGGGGCGGGCTGATCTGGCCTGCAGCGCCTACCAGGGCGCCAGGAGGTGGCTTCTGGAGAGGACGCCACCCTCGCGAGTGGTGAATCTGGCGACGGGGAAGGTTGACGAGTCGCTGCCGCCGGACGTGGTGGAGCAGCTGCATTCGCTGGACGAACAGGCTCGCATCATGCGGGGCTGGGTGGCTGAAGCGATGGGGTTCAAGTTGGAAGATTTCGAGGGGGAAGCATGACGGTATATCGCGACGTGGGAGCCGCGGTTGCGCGGATCATGAGCATCGAAGCCAATGACGGCACGGCGAAGCAGCTGTGGCAACGGCGCTACCAGGCGGGATTCCAGGAGCCCAGGCGCCGCTCCATGCTCGAGCTGTCTCCAGAGGAGCGCCTGGCTCAGGACAGCATGGCCCGGGCAACGCTGCACCGGGATCTTGCGCCGGAGCTGTGGCACGCGCTGGTGGCCAAGTACAGCATCAACGACCAAGAAGTAGCTGAGTCGGTGCGGTGGTTGATCCCGCGCGTCGTCAGCCCGGCGCATCACCTGTTCAAGACGAAGTGCGTGACGGCCTGGGCCATTCCGAAGAAACCGGGTGTGCAGGCCGGCGTGAAGACCTCCAGACGGGGGCTGCCTGAAGCGTTCTACAACATCTCCAGTTGGGACGACGACGGCACGCCAGAGCGGACCCTGCGGCACTGGCGGCAGGTGACAGTGAAGTGGCTGGAGGGGCGGGTGACCGCCGCCTTCGACGCAGCACTGCCGATCCTTGAAGCGGCCGGCCTGCTGGAACAAGAGGAAGTGGCTTGACCTTTGCCGGCTTGCCGCGTTAATTTCTAACCTGCGGTTCGGTGCGCTCTGAGGTGAGCGTCCGACCACGAAGAGCCCGGCCACTGAGCCGGGCTTTTTCGTTTCAGGCGCAGGGTGGAGAAGTGGTCCATCTCGCCGGGCTCATAACCCGGAGATCGCTGGTTCGAATCCAGCCCTCGCTACCAATTCCAAGGCCCAGCCCCAACGCTGGGCTTTTTCGTTTCTGCCGCCTGCCCATTCCTCCCCAGCGGCTGGCGGCCTTTTCTTCGGAGATTTCGATGGAGCCCACCTCGACCGCCGCAGGCGCGCTGTTCGCGAAGTACAGCGTCGCAATTGCCGGCTTCGCCGGTGCCATCCTCTCGTTGTCGTTCCTGCGGGGACTGACCCGCAAGCAAGCCGCCGCCGCGGTGCTGACCGGCTTCTTGTCCGCGATCTTCACCACCCAGCTGGTGGTCGTGCACTTCGGTCTCCCAGCTGACGCCGAGTCGAAGAACGGCGTGGCATTCCTGATTGGCCTGCTCGCCATGAACATCATCCCCGCCATCAAGGCGGCAGCGGAGCGAATCCTGGCAACGCGAGGCACCTGACCATGATGACTTCCCTTCTCATGGCCCTGGACGCCGTGCTGTGCATTCTGGTGGTCCTGGCCGCGTTGGAGTTCCTGCGCACCGTCCACCTGTTCGAGCATCCCATCCTGAGCCTGTCGTTCTACCTGGTGGCCATCGGCGCCTTCGGCATCCTGGCCGAGTTGGCGCGCGGCTACTTCATCAGCCCGTCGTCGGTGCTGCTACATCTGGGCATCGTGCTGTATGCCTGGGCCAAGCGCGGGAGCCTGTTCACCGACTTCCTCTATGGGGGTGGAAAGGATCGTCAGCATGGTCAGCTGGCGAGCAAGGCGCGTAGATGATCAAGGTTACGTTCAGGGGCTTGCGTGAGCGGCTCCAGACGCTGGACCGCCTGGAGCGTGAGCAGCTGCCTTTCGCTGCTGCCCTGGCACTGACCCGCACCGCTCAGGTAGTAGCCGGGGAGATCCGCGCCGAGATGGGCGTGGTGTTCGACAGGCCCACCCCCGCAACCCTCAACAGCTTGTACATCCAGCCCGCTACCAAGCAGCGGATGGAGGCGCGCGTCTGGATCAAGGATGGCCGCAGCGTTTCGGCAGGTGGCCGGGTCGTTGGTCAGGCTGGTAGCTGGGGCAAGGGCAGGGCTGCATCGAAGTGGCTCACCCCCCAGATCTACGGAGGTCCGCGCAGCGAGAAGGGCATCGAATCCATGCTGCTGCGTAAGGGTGTCCTCAAGCCTGGCCAGTACATCGTGCCGGGCGAGAAGATGACGCTCGATGCCTACGGCAACATCCCGCTTGGTGTGCTCACCAAGATCATGTCTGGTGCCTCCCTCTTCACTGAGGAAGGCTACAACGCCAACGCCACGGACAGCGATCGCAGTACCAAGAAGGGTAATGCCAAGCGCTACTTCGTCATGCACGACACCAACCGCCAGCCATTCGCAGTGGCAGAGCGGACGGGCAAAGGCAGGGCAGGACTGCGCATCGTGATGGCATTCGCTCGACAGCCCACCTACAGCAAGACGCTGGACTTCTTCGAGATCGCCGAGCGAGTGGCCGAGGAGGCCCTGCCCATCGAGTTCGAGAAGGCTATGGCTCAGGCCCTGGCCACGCGGCGTCGATAGACCGGCCGGCGCCGGGCCTCCCCTCATCGATAGGCTACCCCTATGGCCTTGGGTCCTCCCGGGCGGGGGTGCCTATGAGGGTAATTCGGGCCCCGCGCGCCAAATATGTATGACCAAAATCCAGGGGTTGGTTGTTGTTTAGTCATGAGCAAAAACGAAACAACCAAGCAGCGCGGATGGTTGAACAAATCCGAGATGGCCGCGAGCCTCGGGATTTCTCCGCAAGCCTTTGATAAGTGGGGTGTTGAGCCCGTCGCGCGCATCGGCCGCGAGGCCTTTTACACGGTGCAGGATGTGGTCCAAAACCGCATCGACCACGCCGCGCGGAAGCAACAACCTGGCGTGGCGGACGGCGAAGGTATCGATCCGCTACTCGAGTACAAGCTGACCCAAGAGCGCCTGCGCCTCACTGCGGCCCAGGCCGACGCCCAGGAGAAGAAGAACCAGGTCGCCGAAAAGCTCCTGGTGCCGGTCCCATTTGCCACCTTCGCGCTGTCGAAGATCGCCGCTCAGATCGGGTCGAAGCTGGAAACCGTCGGCAAGACGGTGAGCCGCCGCCACCCAGATATCGATCCGCGCATCCTGGAGACCCTTGAGCGGGAGATCGCCCTGGCGCGAAACGTCTCCGCGAAGGCGGCCGACGATCTTCCGGAAATCCTCGATGAGTATCTCGCAACCCTGGATCCATGACCTCGGCAAAGCCGTCAGTCTTGGGTTGCTAGCCCTGCACAAAGAGCCGCCAATGACGGCTGTGGAGTGGGCAGACGAGCATTTCTATATGTCGTCCGAGTCTTCCTACAACGAAGGTAAGTGGACGACAGACCCTTTTCAGGTCGCGATCCTCAATGCAATGGGCAATGACCTGATCGCGGTCGTTAACTTCGTGAAGTCCGCTCGGATCGGCTACACGAAGCTGCTGATGGCAAACATCGGCTACAAGCTCCAGCACAAGCGCCGCAACGTGATGATGTGGAGTCCGACCGATCCGGACGCCGAAGACATCAGCAAGAGCCACGTCAACGGCTTGATCCGCGATGTCCCGCTGCTGCTCAAGCTGGCTCCGTGGTTCGGGCGCAAGCACAGCGACAACACGCTGGACCAGAAGATTTTCACCAACCGGAAGACCCTCTGGATTCGCGGCGGAAAGGCCTCCCGCAACTATCGCGAGAAGTCCGCTGATGAGGTGATCTACGACGAGCTCTCCAATTTCGATTCCAACATCGAAGGGGAGGGCGACCCGGTCAGATTGGGTGACAAGCGCTTGGACGGGGCGGTTTATCCGAAGTCCATCCGCGGCTCCACACCTAAGAAGATGGGCTTCTGCCAGGTCTCCAAGGCTGCGGCTGATTCTCCCATCCGGTTGCGGTTCTTCATCGCCTGTCCTCACTGCCACGAAGAGCAGACCCTTAAGTGGGGCGGCAAGGACTGCGAGCATGGGCTGAAGTGGGAGAAGAACGAACTCGGCGAAGCCACTCAGGCCTGGTACGTCTGCGAGCACTGCAAGTGCTGCTTCTTCCATCAGGACATGGTTGAGGCCTCCAGGAGCGGCCGCTGGATCTGCGAGCAAACGGGTATCTGGACGCGCGACGCCATGGACTGGTTCGGTCCAGACGATGAGCCGACGCGCACCCCGCGCTCGGTTGCCTTCTATTGCTGGGCGATCTACAGCACCTGGAGCACCTGGCTGAAGATCGCCACTGAATGGCTCGCTGTGAAGGGTGACCTTCAGGGGCTGATCACCTTCGTCAACACCACTCTCGGCGAGGTCTGGGATGACGATCAGGGCGAGAAGGTCGACTGGGAGCAACTCTACGGGCGCCGCGAGGTTTATCCGGAAGTCCCCCTGGCTGCGGTCACCCTGATGGGTGGCATCGACACCCAGGACGACCGTTACGAAGGCCGCGTGTATGCCTTCGGTCCGGGGGAAGAGGCTTGGTTGGTCCATCGCTTCATCCTCACCGGCGATCCCGCCAGCGAGGAGTTACGGCGCAAGGTCGGCCTGCAGGTCCACCGGCAGTTCACTCGGGCCGATGGGATGAAGATGCGTGTCGAGCGTTGGTGCTGGGACGCCGGCGGGCACTACTCCGACGAGGTGGCCGCAGAAAGCCGGCGGCATGGGGTGCAGTGGGTAATCCCCACCTTCGGCGCCAGCACCTACGGGAAGCCGATCGCCAACTTCCCGAAGAAGCGGAAGGACGGCATCTACAAGACCGAGCTCGGCACCGACAACGCGAAGGAACTGATCTATAGCCGCCTGAAGATCGCGATCGACATGGCCAAGTCCCAGGCCGGCGTGATGCAACCCGGTGCTGTGCACTTCCCGGCCAACGACGACATCTGCGACGAAGACGAGCTGAAGCAGATCACCTCCGAGCGGAAGAAGCCGGTGATGGTCCGGGGGAAGCGCGAGCTTCGCTGGGATGCCGGCGGTAGGCGCAATGAGGGCCTCGACTGCTTCGTGTATGCCTTGGCTGCTCTTCGGATCAGCCAGCAGCGCTTCGGTCTGGACCTTGATGCATTGGTCGAGCAACCGGAGCCGGGCGGGTCAGCTGCTGCTGATGCCGATGAAGAACGCCCGCGGGCGAAATCCTCTTACTGGAAACGAAACTGATGGCCTACACCATGGAGCAATACGAAGCCCTCCAGGCCGCGATTGCTGGCGGCGAGCTGTCGGTTCGATATGCCGATCGCGCCGTCACCTACCGCAGCGTCGACGAGATGCTGCGGATCCTTCACCTGATGAAGGACGAGCTTGGCCTGAACGGCAACAACAACGGCGGCCGCCGTTACGCCTCCTTCTCGAAAGGCTACTGACATGGGTGTTTTCGATACCTGGTTTCCCGGCAGGGCCGCGAAACGCGCCGAGTCGCGCCTGAAGAAAATCCGTGCCGACCTTCAGATCAAGCTGCTGGAGCGTCGATTCGAAGGCGCGGCTGGCGGTCGGCGCAACGATGGGTGGCGCAGCGGAGGGTCCGATGCCAACGCCGAGATCGGACCCGCGATGGCCCGGCTGCGCAACCGAGCGCGCGACCTGCGCCGGAACAATCCCTACGCCGAGCGCGCTGTCGCTGGCATTGCTGACAACGTCGTCGGCGCTGGCATTGTTCCGCGACCGCTGGCGAAGAGCGCGCGCGCCAACAAGCGGCTGATCGAGCGATGGAAGGCCTGGGCTGAAACCACGCTGTGCGACGCCGATGGCCTGGAGAACTTCTACGGCCTGCAGCACAAGGTCATGGAGGCGGTACCAGAAGGCGGCGAAGTGCTGATTCGGCGCCGGCGTCGGAAATCCTCCGACGGCCTCCCGGTCCCTATGCAGCTCCAGATATTGGAGGCCGATTTCCTCGATGAGGAAAAGAACGGCACCAACGGCAAAAACCAGATCATCCAGGGCATTGAGTTCGACCCGATTGGGCGCCGCGTGGCCTTCTGGCTGTTCGACGAACACCCGGGCGCCGTGAACGTCTGGAAGTCGCTGACCTCTCGTCGGGTACCGGCTGAGGACATCATCCACGTCTTCCTGCCGAAGCGGCCGGGCCAGGCGCGGGGTTACTCGTGGTTCGCGCCAGTGATGCAGCGCCTGCGCAACTTCGACGAGATGGAAGATGCGGTGATGGAACAGGCGAAGATTGCCGCCTGCTTCGCCGCCTTCGTCACCAAGGACGATGCCAGCAGTGGTCGTGGCAAGGCGCCCGCCCTGGTTGAGCGGGTCGAGCCCGGCATCATCCAGGAGCTGGCCCAGGGCGAGCAGGTCAGCTTCGGCACGCCCCCGACCTTCAACGGCTACTCGACTTACGCCTGGCAGAGCCTGCATGCCATCTCGGTGGGGCTCGGTGTGCCCTACGAGTTGGTGACCGGCGACCTGAAGGGCGTGAACTTCTCCAGCGGTCGCATGGGCTGGTTGCACTTCGCCCGGCGCGTCGATGTCTGGCAGTGGCGGATGCTGATCCCGCAACTCTGCGAGGGTGTCTGGCGTTGGTTCATGGAAGCCCAGGCTGTCCTGCCCGACGGCATCCGCGAGGAGGTTGGCGCCGAGTGGACGACCCCGCGCCGCGAGATGGTCAACCCGCGGGAGGAGATCGAGGCCGTAAAGCAGAAGCTTCGAAACGGTCTGATGACCCCGGACGATGCCCTGCGAGAGATGGGGTACACCGACCCGGCCGACGTAATGGCCCGCTTCGCTTCTCACCTGGAGGCCGTCGACAAGCTCGGTCTGGTCTTCGACTACGACGCCCGCAAGGTCTCCAGCGCCGGCCTCACCCAGGCCCGCCCAGAAGGGACCGTCATCCCCTCAACCGATGTCAGCGATGGCAGTTCACCAACCACTGAAGAGAAACCGGACGATGCCGCAGACGACGAACAAGGCGCATGAGACGCCCATGCTCTCGCTGCGCGCAGCGGTTCGGCCGGAAACGGTCGACATCGAGGCGCGCACCGTTGAGCTGGTGTGGACCACCGGGGCCAAGGGCCGCCGCTGGAACTGGGATATCGGCTACTACCTCGAGGAGCTCGAGGTCAGCGATACCGCTGTAAACCTGGACCGCCTGAACAATGGCGCTCCCCTACTCAACGTGCACAACCAGTGGGAGCTTCGCTCCGTGCTGGCGGTGGTCGAGCGCGCTTGGCTGGAAAACGGCGAGGGCCATGCCCTGGTTCGCTTCAGTCAGCGCGAGGACGCCGATGAGGTGTTCCGCGACGTGAAGGACGGGATCCTGCGGAACATCAGCGTCGGCTACACCGTGCACCACTACGCCCTGGTCGAGGGCGGCGACGACACCCTGCCGCTCTACCGGGCCGACGACTGGGAGCCGATGGAGCTCTCCCTGGTCCCGGTCGGCTTCGACGATGGCGCCAAGGTACGCAGCGCCAAAACACCGGCCGAGTACCAAGGCCAGCGATTCAACACCCTTTTCGAAACTCGGGAGGCGGAAGCGCCTGCCGTGCAACCGGCCGCCGTGGCCACCCCCAAAGAGGAAATTGAGATGACCGAAGAAGAGAAGCGCGCGGCCGACGAGCTGATCCGCCGTGAAGCGGCTGAAGCCGAGCGCAAGCGCGGTACCACCATCCGCCAGATGGCACGCAAGGTCGGTCTGGACGAGGACTTCGCCGAGGACCTCATCGAGCGCGGTGTAACCCCGGATCAGGCCAGCGCCGCCATGATCGACAAGCTGGCCGAGCGTCAGCAGGAACAGCAGCCCCTGGGCCGCAACAGCCAGCCGACCATCACCGGCGGCCAGGACGTTGCGGTCCTGACTGCCAAGCGCTCGGCCATGCAGAACGCCCTGCTGCACCGCTGCAACTCCGGCATCAAGCTGGAGGAAGCCGGCCGCGAGTTCCGCGGCATGCGCCTGATCGACATGGCGCGCGAGTTCGTCGAAATGTCCGGCGGCAGCGTGCGCGGCCTGCTGCCGCAGGAGATCGCTCGCGCGGCCCTGGGCTGCGATCGCCAGGCGTTCCGGGCCGCCGGCATGCACAGCACCAGCGACTTCCCGCTGCTGCTGGGCAGCACCGTGAATCGCACCCTGCGCGACGCCTATGAGCTGGCGCCGCAGACCTGGCGCCCGCTCGGCCGCCAGACTTCCGTGCCTGACTTCCGGGCGGTGACTCGTGCAGCCCTGGGCGACATTGCCGCCCTGGAGCAGGTCCGCGAGCATGGCGAATACAAGTACGGCTCGCTCAGCGAGGACGGCGCTCCGATCAAGGTCGTCAAGTACGGCAAGATCATCGCCATCACCTGGGAGTCGATCGTCAATGACGACCTCGGTGCGCTGACCCGCATTCCCCAGGCCCTGGGTGCTGCCGCAGCTCAGACCGAGTCCGATGTGGTCTGGGCGCTGCTGCTGGGCAACCCCAACTTCACCGACGGCACGGCGCTTTTCCACGCCGATCACGGCAACCTGGCGGCCAGTGGCGGCGCCATCAACACCACGACTCTGGCCGCCGCTCGCGCTGCGATGCGGAAGCAGAAGTCGAAGGCCGGCTCCTTCCTCAACATTGGCCCGGAGTACCTGGTGGTAGGTCCGGACAAGGAGCTTGAGGCCTTCCAGTTCACCAGCTCGCAGTATGTGCCGGCCAAGAACGCCGACATCAACGACAGCCGCAACGCCTCGCTGACCGTGATCGTCGACGCCCGCATCACCGGCAACCAGTGGTACCTGTACGCCGCGCCGGGCGTGATCGACACCTTCGAATACGCCTACTTGGAAGGCGAGCAAGGCGTCTTCACCGAGACCCGCGAGGGCTTCGAGGTGGACGGCATGGAGGTCAAGGCTCGCCTGGTGTTCGGCGCGGGCTGGATCGACTACCGCGGCGCCTACAAGAACCCGGGCGCCTGAGTCGCGCAGTGACCTGAAAGGGCGCCACGTCAGCGCCCTTTCTGCTTTCCACTCCCCTGTTCACGAGGTGAACCATGAAGAGCTATATCCAGGCTGGTGACGTTGTCACCGTTCCCGCTCCGTCCGGCGGCACCGTATCGGGCGAACTCTACAAAGTTGGCGCCTTCATCGGCGTTGCGGCTACCACGGAGGCCGCCGGCGCTCCGGTCGAGCTGAAGCTCTCCGGCGTTTTCCAACTGACCAAGACCAGCGCCCAGGCCTGGGCCGTCGGTGACCTGGTCTACATGAACACCACCAGCCGCTCGCTGAGCAACGCCTCGGCCACCGGTCTGGTGCTGGTGGGCGTGGCTACCGAAGTCGCCGCCAACCCTTCCGCCACCGGCCGCTGCCGCCTCAATGGCGTGTCCGCTCCGGCACCGGTGTAAGCCATGAGTTGGGCCCGCATGCGGGACCAGCTGCACCAGCGCTGCATGGCCAAGCTCAACGACGGCACAGCGGAGTACCGGGGGCCTGATGGCTCCCCGGCAGTCCATGGCATTCCCGTCATGGTGGATTTCCACCCTATGCAGAACGGACCGCAAGGCACCTGGCGCTCGGAGCAGATCATGGTCACGTGGCAGCAGCACCACCTCTGCGGGGGCGCTGAACGCGGCGGCCATTTCCTGTTCCAGGGTAAGCGGCTGGTCGTGGAAGAAGTATCTGGCGATGGCCAAATGGCGACCGCTGCCTGCATGGAGGACGACTCGTGAGCCAATCCACCAACCCGCTGACGCGGGCCAGGAAGCTCCTCGAAGCGCGCCTTCAGGGCATCACCCTGGCCAGCGGCAGTCGCACGGACATCGGCACCAACCTCCGCACCGGCTGGCTCAACGAGATCCTTGTCACCAAGGGCCTGCCCAGTTCTCTCTGCGTGCTCCAGCTGGCCTCCGGCCTGCCGCCGCAGAAGGGGCCGCATGCTCTCAAGGTGTTCAAGGGGTTCTATGTCATTGGCCTCGCCAGCGTCGGTCTCGACAACTACGAGGACATGCTCGATGACATGGAGGTCGACCTCCTGGAGTCCCTGGTCCCACCGGAAGGACAGCCCTGCAAGTGGCTCCCTCGGACCATGGGCTTCAGCGGAGTCACCGTCGGCGCCCCGGACCACTTCCCACCAGGCAACGGCCAGAAGTACGCCGGCGTCCTGATCCCCGTCCACATCCACACCATCATTCAGGACAAGTCATGACCAAACCCAGCGAGAACTCGACCGCGAAAGCCGTCGAGCGGGTCTCCGTCGCTCTGGCGAAGCCCCACACCCATGCCGGTAAGGACTATCCCGCCGGCGCCAAAATCGAAGTGACCGAGAAGCAGAAGGCCTTCCTCGAGGAGGCTGGTGTGCTGGACAAGCCTGCCGCTCGCGTCGACGCCCCCGCCGAGGAGAAGTAAGCAATGGCCATCAAGAAAGAAACGGTCGTCATCGGCGGCCACCTGAAGGCGCGCCTTGCCGGCACCAATGTGCCGTTCCAGAAGGTCGGACTGGTCTCTACCATCCAGCACGCCACGGAAACCAACACCCTGACCCTGACGGACAACACCACCCCGCAGGGTGGCGAGTACGATTCCGTGGATCGGGTGACCGCAGTGACCCTGACCATCAACTTCCGCGAGATCTTCACCTGGGTGCTGGCCGCCCTGGTGTGGGGTGACGCCACCAGCGTGGCGGCCACCACCGTGACCGATGAGCTGCACATCGCCGAAGTGGATGGCACCATCGCCCTGGAGAAGATGCCGCTCACCGTCTCGGCTGTCGCCAACGAGGCCGGCACCACTACCTTCGACGAGTTCGACGACTGGGTCATGACCGGCTCGGGCATCGAGGTCGTGTCCGGCGGCGCGCTGGAAACGGCAATCCTGGCTGCTGCGCCTGGCACGCCGTACAAGGTCAACGTCGATTACAGCTCCGCCGCGGTGGACGTGATCGAGGCCCTGACCAACAGCGGCAAGGTGTTCGAGTTCCTCTTCGAGGGTGAGAACGCCGCAGGTACCCAGAAGCGCGTCGAGGCCCGTTTCTGGCAGTGCCGCCTCAACCCGGCCACCCAGATGGACTGGATCAGCTCCGAAGACTTCGGCGGGTTTGAGGCCACGGCCAAGGTGCTGCGCGACAACACCAAGGTCGGTGCTGGCACCTCGAAGTACTTCCGTGTCAAGAAGGAGAAGGCGGCCGCGTGACCGGCGCCTTCGACTGGGCTACCCTCCCTCCATTTCACGGCGGGAGGGATGCCATGAGCGAAAGAGTTGAAACACCGGAAGAGAAAAAGAAGCGTGTTAATAGAAAAATATGGTTAGCAGTAACTCCTGTTTTTCTCTTTGCTGCTTGGGGGATGTTCTTTTCCGAAAGCAAGCCGCTTGACTATTGCAACAAGTCGAATGCCTACGATGCTGCCAAGAGGATCGTGGCTAATCACCTAAAGTCTCCTGCCTCTGCGAAGTTTGCGAGGGAAGGTTCCGACAACGTCAGTATTGATGATCTTGGTGGGTGCAAGTATCGAGTTGCTAGTCATGTGGATTCGCAAAACTCATTTGGCGCCATGCTTCGAACCAATTTCTATATTACTGTTATGCGTAACAGTGAAGAGAAGACTTGGACTGGTTCGGATATAAGTTTGTTTTGATATTTTTGTTTTCTTCAAAGCCCGCTTCGGCGGGTTTTTTATTGGCTGGAGAAACGTATGAGTGACTTGTCGGCGAAGGGTGTAGTTACCATCGGAGAGGGTGATGGGAAGCGTGACATTGTGGTTTCTGAGTTGACCCCTGCGCAGATGCGCCAGGTCATCCTGGCCAACCCTTGGCCTGGCGAGGAAGGTTCGCCGGAGGAATATGCCGGCTACCAGATCGATAGTCATCTTTTCCCGGACTGTCGTCTGACGGATTTGGCGATCTTTACGGGGCTGAAAGTTTCTGACTTCGACGAAATCCCCCCGAGCCAACTCCGCAAGATTCTCGCCAAGGCGAAGGAGTTGAATCCTGATTTTTTCGGCGCAATGGCCAGGATGGCCGAAGCTCGTCGGAAGTCCTGAAAGAACTTGAAAGGTGTCTGGCGCTACTTGGTAGAGCAGGGCACCCGAACGCAATTAACTATCCGTGGCGACTTTTTTTGAGATGCCTTAAGGAGTGATCGTGGCCGAGTATGAACTCAAACTGACCGCCGACACTTCCGAGGCGAGCAGTGCAACTAAAGAATTCCGCAAAGAATATGTGGAGTTGGTCAAGGCAATTGAGCGGCCGCTTCGTCAAATCGATGCCTTCCAGAAGACCCAGGAGTCGGCCAAGGCAGCCAGCTCTGCCTACTTCGAAGCCCGGAAGCGAGTCGATGATCTCCGTCGCGCTGTCGAGCAGGCTGGTCAGCCGGTCAAGGGGTTGAATCGGGAGTACATCAAGGCCCAGCAAACCCTTGCCGTGGCAACCCGCGAGTTCGACCGGCAGAAGGCGCGGGTGCGCGAGCAGCGCGCCGAGCTGAAGGCCGCTGGCGTGGATACTCGCAACCTTGCTGCCGAGCAGGAACGTCTGCAGAAGTCGCTCTCCTCGGCGGTGAGTCGCGGCCAGGCCGATGCCGGCATCAGCCAGTTGGTTGATCGCTTCGGAATTACTCGCCTGCGGGATTTGCGGGCCCAACTGGTCGCGCTCCAGTCCGACTACAAGCGCGTGCAGCAGGCTGGGGTGCTCTCGGCCACCGAGCGCGCCTCGGCGGAAGTGGCTTACCAGGCACAGGTCGCCCGGACCCGGAGGGCTATCCGTGATCTGGAAGATGGGGAGCAGGAGGGTGATGACGGCGGCTGGGCCGGCCTGCAGACCCGTGTTGCAGGGTTGCTGGCTGCCTCCTTCACAGCGAAAGAGCTTTCCACGAGGTTTTTCAGCACCGCTGATGCTGTAGGCGAACTCGAAGACCGGATGCGCAACGTATTGCCGGTCCAAGAGGACTACGAACGCGCCCAGGCGCGTTTGGAGGATATATCCGAACGGGTTCGTGTCCCTATCGCGGCCGTTACCGATTCCTTTCTCGGCACCATTGGCCCATTGCGTGAGATGGGTTTCTCTGCCAAAGCAGCAGCGGACATGACCGGCGCCCTGGCTGCGGGCCTGGTGGCCGACAGGGTCACTGGAGAACGGGCTGCCGCAGTGCTCGACCAGCTCAACAAAGGCCTGCAGACCGGCGTCATACGTGGTGAGGCATTTGGTGAGGTCCTGAAGAACTCGCCGGCATTGATTGGCGCCCTGACGAGGGCGCTGGGTGTTTCCCGTGCCGAGCTCCAGCGCATGGCGGAGGATGGCGAGATCACCACTGAAAAGTTCGTCGGCGCTTTGTCCGGCCAGTCGGATGAGTTGCTGAGGCTCGCTGACAACATGCGGGTTACCGTAGGCGATGCTCAGAACACGTTCTACGACAAGATGGGGAAACTGGTCGGCGCCATCGATTCCTTGACTGGAGCCTCGGCTTACGCCGTTGAGCATATAGATCGGCTCTCCAGTGCTCTGGATAGCCTGGCGGATGGCGAAGCGGGCGACGCCTTATCCAAGGTCGCCGAGGATTGGCAGCTGTTCAATCCGGCCTCCGGCTGGCTGGTTACCTGGGGTAAGGCGGTTGATCTTTGGCGCTGGTTGACCGACGAAACCGAAGGGAATCTCGACGCGCAGACCAAGGCGCAACAGGATGCCCAGAACGCTGCGGAGGATATTGGCGAACAGCGCCTGGCCGAAATGCGCGCCTACGCCACCAGTTTCAACGGCATCCAGGAGAACCTGACCAAGAACTTCAAAGTCGCCTTGGCAGACCAGGTCGCCGCCCAGACCAAGGCGAACTCCGCGCTGTCCAAGGCGCGCGACGAGCAACTGAAGACGGCCAAGCGCTACCAGGATGCCCTGGAGAAGCTCCGTGTCGGTGCTGCTGGCCCAGCCAGTTTCGGCAACGCCCAGGCGCTGCAGATGGCCGCTCGCTCGGCGCTGCAGCAGGGTGACTTCGACCGGGCCAAGAAGAACGCCCAGGCCGCCCTCGACATGCTGATCAAGATCGGCGAGGACGGCGGGAACACCTACGGCTTCGAGGGCATCATCAAGGGCCTCCAGGCGATCGAGCAGGAAGCGGACCAGAAGGTCGTCGACCAGAAGCAGAAGGCCCGGGATGAGGCGCGCGCCAAGACCCGCGAGTGGAAGGAGGAATTCGAGGAGCTGAAGGACTTCAAAATCACCCCCACCATCGACGACAAGGCGCTGGCCGAGGCCACGGCGAAGATGCAGCGGTGGGCGAAGATGATCGGCCAGGACATCACCATCGATCCTCGCACGCTGACTCCGGCCGTCTGGCACGCTCCGCTGCTGGCGCCCAATGCCACACCAGAGTCGAAGACCAGGCCCCAGTCGAAAGTGCAGGTACCCATGGCGCCGAACCCGGCCGGCGGTGCGCAAGCGGGGGCCGATCTTCCGGCGGTGGATGTCGAGATCAAGCCGAAGGGTATCCGCCAGGATGGCCCGGCCAGCTTCACCAACCTCCCGGTTGTCGAGGCGGACATCAAGCCGAAAGGCGTGCGGCAGGACGGTCCCGACAGCTTCACGAATCTTCCTCCTGTGGAGGCGGACATTGCCCCCAAGGGCATCCGGCAGGAAGGGGAGAACAGCTGGACCAATCTCCCGCCGGTGGACGTGGCGATTCGGCCGAAGGCCATCGAACAGGACGGAGACACCGCTACCAGCCTGCCGCCCGTCGACGTGAAGATGAAGGTGGACGAGAAGGCGGCGGCGATCGCGGCCGAGACGATCCAGGCGATGTCTGCCCAGTTCCGGCAGCAGATGACCATCCCGGTTCCGGTTGTGCCTGTTGGCATTGCCGATTCTGGGAGCGCGGTCGGGGTGCCGGCCTTCGCAACTGGCGGTGTGCTGCGCGGTCCGGGTACCGGGACCAGCGACAGCATCATGGCGCGTCTCAGCGATGGGGAGGGGATCCTGACCGCCAAGGCAGTGCGGTTCTACGGCCCGGACCTGGTGCACCAGATCAACCGCCTGCAGTTCCCTGGATTTGCCACCGGCGGTGTCGTGAACCTGCCCTCGATCCCGACGCCTTCGCCATCAGTAGCGGCGGCGGCCGAACCGTTCGCGGGCTGGGATGACCTGGGCATGGTGACCATCCGCGACGGCGACAGCGAGTTTCCGGCGCTGATGCGACGCTCCGCCGTTGAGGACCTGACGCACCTGCGTGCTCGCCAGGCTGGTCGAAACCACAAGAGGAAACCTTGATGGACGTGATGCTTGGCGGTGTTCCGATCCGCTTGCACAACGGGCCGCCGCAGCAGGAATACGACGTGCTGGAGTCCGGCTCAACCGTGCTGCGACGCTCCGGCGGTGCGGCGGTGAAGATGACCCACTACACCAAGGCCGTGATCGCCATCAGCGGCTCCGGCTGGATGGGGCCTGGCTTCGAGGGGTTGGATTTCAGTGAACCCCTCGAGCTGCGCTGCACCCAGCAGGACAGCCTGACCACCATGGCGCTGACCGGGACCATCCCGGGCACGCCGCGGCCAGACATGGCGCCCTGGGCCTTGGCCTACATCGAAGGCGACTGGACGCTGACGCCGGTGGCCATGGTCGGCCAGAACTTCACCATCACCGAAGTGCCCGGCGCGCTGCAGTACCAGGTTTGCTGGATGCCGATGTTCACTGTGTTCTGCCGGCCGCCGCGCCGGGCCATGGATCCTTCCAACAACACCCACACCTGGTCGTTTACTGCCGAGGAAGTCTGATGGAACTGAACGGTGCTGGGCTGAATGCCGCCGTCCTGAACGGCGCTTCGGCCAGCGGGAGTGCGCCCGTCGATCCGGTCACCATCGTGCCGGTGGTCTCGGTTCTGTGGGCGCCGCGCCTGATGCTCAATGGCGTCAACATGAGCCATCTGCTGACGGGGTCGGTGCGCATAGTGAGGCAGGAGGGCGTGCGCTGCCTGGCCGACTTCACCCTGCTGCTGGATGCCGGCGCAGTGAATCCGTCCAGCTATACCGGGCAGGCGGTGGAGCTCTACTACCGTGATCGTCACCTGGGCAGCTGGCGCGAGACGCTGAAGTTCAGGGGCAAGATCGTCCGCCCGCAGTTCAACCTGCAGGCGCGCCTGCTGGCCTGCGAGTGCAGCGACCAGTTGCAGGAGAAGGTGGAGGAAATGGAGGCGGCGGCGATCGATGCCGTCACCGAAGGACTCTGGTCGGACGATGTCTTCGAACCGGTAGAGGGGCGTTCGCGCTGGGACTACGCCACCGAGCGGATGAGCACCCAGCCGGCCAGCCTGCAGCTCAGCGTCGAAGGGCAACTGCACAAGACGGCCTGGGCTGCCGCCGCCGCGGCCTTCATCATCCCGGCGGGCGCGGTGCTCGACGGGAGCCTGGACTATGTGCCTGTGGAGCTCAATGACCGCACCAACGTGGTCGAGATCGAGGCGGACTACCGTTTTATCCGCCTGCGCGAGCGGCACCAGCCGTTCACCTGGCGCCACCCGGACATCGTCGGCGACTCCATCGACAACAGCTTCTGTGTGTGGCACACCGACACGGGCGACCTGCCGAACAAGGACACGGTCTATCAGGCCACCCAGAACGCCGGCTTCGAGGTCATTCTCGACGGCGCCGTCTGGCTGACTTTGCCCCCGACCGGGGTGTACTGCACGCCGCCGGTAAGCTGGCAAAACCAGTACGAGGGGCTACTGCTGGGCGCCGACTGGACCGGGGCTACCCGGTGGGCCCAGCGGGTCACTGAGCAGTATCGCCTGCGGGTGGAGGCACCAGCGAGTGTTACCCAGGCCGGTGAGGTGGTCAGCCGGGAGCGGCTGGCCATTGAGACCGAGAGCGATCGCGAGGCGGAATTCCTCAATGCCGAGTTCACCACGCCGGAGGCGGATGCCGCCGAGGACACTCTCGGGGATTGGGTGGTGGACCTGCGCGAGGAGAGCCGCCGTGTCGACGGTATCTCCTGCCACCTGGGCATGGCCGCGACCACCATCCTTGCGGCTCACCGTGGCAGTCGGGTGCCGTTTCAGCTGCCCACCTCCGACACGTTGGGATTCCGGCTCGAGCACACCCTGCATGTGCAGGACGTGATCCTCGGGACGCCGGTGCAGTGCCGGGCGAAGGTGTTCAGCATTACCGACGAGTGGGACCTCGACAGCGGGGCAGCGATCACTTCCATCGTGTTCGCCGTGAGCCAGGGTGGGGGCAGCATCGCGGATCCGCTGGTGCCGCCGTCGGTACCCGCCAGCACGCCGCCAGGCGAAGCGCCGACCCTGATCGAGTTGCCCAGCCAGTTCAGCGGGCACTTGGACAGCCCCCCCTACGACGCGGAACTGCTGGGGTTCAGCGGCAACTACGACAACTACAACGGCAGCCAGGAGCCCTTCGAGGTGCGGCTCGACCTGGACGCGCCGGAGATTCCAGCCGATGTCCGCGACGAATATGCGGCGCCCCAGGCGACCACCTACCGGATATCGGTGCCTGATGACCTGGTGGAGTTCTGATCTATCTGACCTGGAGTTGAGCGTATGGCATTCGGTGACGCCCGCCGCGAGCTCGGCCGGGCCAATGAAAAGGCCCGCCGCGCGATCGGCACCAACAACGAGAAAGCCCGCCGCGCGATCGGCCGAAACAACGAAGAAGCGCGCCGGGGAATCGGCGATGCCATCGAGGCGAGTCGACGGGGGGAATCCCTGCAGCGGGACTTGAACTCGCTGGAAACGGCGCCGCGTAAGCGACAGGCCCTGAGTCGCGTCGAGCAACATGGAGCGCGGCCAGTCACCCGGGGACGCGGGACCGTGTCCCTGGTACCAGTCGCTGGCACTGGGGGCGGCGTAGCCAGCCCCCTGACCGAGCAGACCAAGGTAGTGGGCGAGGACACGGTACCGGACCGCGACTACTGGCCGGACCTGGTACTGACCAGCAGTGACGGCATCTTCACCTATGAGGTGCCGCCGGTGAAAACCCTCAAGCTGAAGGACGCCAATGACGCCGACGTGGTGGTCAACCTGGCGCAGTCGGTGGCGCCATGATCAACATCGGTGGCGTACTGACGGACAAGGTCAACATCTGGGGCTGGCCCTGGCATGGCCGGATCGATGCCGCCGGGCTGCACCTGCCCAACGGCCAGACCAAGACCCACCCGTTGCCGGAGCGGCCCTGGAACACCTACCGCCTGCGGGTGCCCGGCACCCCGGTGGTCACCCGCACGCCCGAGCAGCTGGCGGGCGATGTCGCCGCCGGCCGCCAGTGGTGGAGTGAGGCGATCCTCTGCGGCCGGTTCTTTCAGCTGTACGGCAAGAACCTGAACGGCTGGATCTACTGCGCCACCGACGGCAGCCGCTGGCTGATCAGCCGGGGGCAGGGCAAGGCCTTTCGCTTCGGCGAGATTGGCAAGCCGCTGGATCAGCGCACCCTGACCATCAACAACCCCGCCGATACCGGTCAGACCTCTCCGGAGGTGGACCTGGGCAACGGCCCGGTGACCGCGCTGCAGTGGGAAGAACCGCTCGACATCACCCCGGACGGGCGCCAGGCCATCTTCATGCTGTACGCCAATGACCCCGGGTACCCACCGCGCGAGCGGCCGATTCCGTTGGGGTTCCTGCTGGCCGAGGTGACGGGAGGGGTGAGCACGCCCTTCGTCCTGACCTACACCGTGCTGCGCACCCGCGCCCAGACCTTGGGGGCGCTGGGCTACACCAACACCATGGTGATCGAGCCGCGCTCGATGAGCTTCAACGACGGCACGCTGAACTACGAGATCGCCACGGGCGAGACGATCCGCACCCTCACCGGGCGGATCTGGGCCCTGTGGTTCGACGACACCGGCACCCCGCAGGAGCTGTGCCTGGATATCCACGAGCGCGTTGCTCAGGAGTTTCCGGAGTATTCGCCGCCGACGGGCAGCTCGCCCAACCAGTACACCGAGCGCACCTGCAGCAAGACCACCGACTACCGCTACACCCTGCGCCTCGGCGCGACGGAGTGCGTCACGGCCCTGCTGACCTACAACGAGGCCGGCACCATGTCCTCGGATGACGACGACACCATGACGGTGACCCTGTCCCTCGACGGCACGCCGTACCACACCACCGTGATCACCGAGATCAACACCGACCCCATGACCATCTCCCCGATGCCCTCGGCCTGGTCCGAAGGGGGCGTGGAGCAGGCGGTGGTGCGCGCTGAGAGCGTCTCGGGTGGATCCGCCATGGACCTGCTGCCCTACGGCAACAACCTGGTGGGCCTGTACCTGCGGCTGAACATGGACGGCCCCGACCGCCACCGCTACCTGGACGCGGCCAGCCCGCAAGGCCCGGTCGATATCGATACCACGGTGGACCTGACCCAGAGCGGCCCCCTGCAGCCGCGCTTCGAACTCTACGGCCCGCGCCCCTATGGGGCGTGGAACCCGTCGACCCATGACCATGCCGCCCCGGAGGCGGCGCCTGTTGGCTGGAGCTGAGATGCCGAAACGACTCTTCGTGAACAACTGGAAGGCCACCCTGACGGCGGAGTTGGCCATGGGCGGGCTGGAACTCAGCGTCGATGCTGCCCAGGCCGCCAAGCTGGTGGGCCTCGGGACCGGCGACTACTACCTGCTGACCCTGGTGGCGACGGACGTAGCCGGCGCCGAGACGGCCTGGGAGATCGTCAAGGTGACGGCCCAGGCCGGCGGAGTGCTGACCATCGTCCGGGCCCAGGAAGGCACGGTGGCGAACCTCTGGCCGTCGGGCTCGCGCATCGCCGCGCGCCTGACGGCGGGTGACATGAGCACGCTGCGGGATGCGGCTGGCTCGGGTGGCGGTGGGGGCGGCATTCCCGACGCCCCGGATGACGGTCTGAACGCCCGCCGCGCCGGTGCCTGGAAGCGCCTGCACGGCGGCCTGTTCCGGGTGCCGAAACCGCCCGTGGGCTATGACCTGGTCAACCTGCCGCAGGTGAACACCTCGCTCGGGCAGGCTTGGTCTGCCGACCAGCTGCGCCTGTTCCCGTTGCCGGTGTTCGACGACATCACCGTGGACCTGCTGCGCTGCAGCGTCAGCACGGCGGTGGCGGGTAACGCGAAGCTGGCCCTCTACTCCAGCGATGCCGACGGCTGGCCGGACGTCCTGCTGGCTACTGGTGCCGAGTTCAGCACCGGTTCCACGGGGGTGAAGGCGTCGGCCCTGGCGGCGCCGCTGACCTTGGAGGCCGGCAAGCTCTACTGGCTGGCCCTGCACTGCTCGGCCGGCGCGAGCTTCCACGGGCTGTCCTCGGGCGGCCTGGTGATCGGCGGCTCGGGCATCACCCAGTACACCTGCGTCCGACGCAGCACGGCCTATGCCGGCGGTCTACCCAGCCCCTTCGTGTTCGATCCGGCGGAGCTCGCCTCCGGTATCTACTCGACCCTGATGTCGCTGCGCCGCAGCGCCTAATCCCGTACCTGACACAAGGAGCAGCCAGCCATGCAGCCGGCCTGTGTACCCCTGCGCCTGATTCAGGGCGCGACCTTTCGCGACACCTTGCGGTTGAGCCAGCCGACTTTCGCTTACAAGGCCATCAGCGCCATTTCCGCTGTGGCGCCGGTGCGCCTGCTGGTGCCGGACCATGGCCTGGCCAGTGACTGGCCGGTGTGGGTGCGAGGTGTCCAGGGCTTTCCAGAGATCAACCGCGAGCCGCTGAGGCAGAAGCCCTGGGCGGCGACGCGGATCGACTCCGACACCTTGGAGATCAACGTCCTGTCGGCGGTAGGTCTCAATCCGTCGGGCGGCCAGCTGGTCTATCAGCTCCCGGTGGACCTCACTGGCTGCACGGCGCGCATGCAGATCCGCGACCAGCCGGGCGGCCAGCTGCTGCTGGAACTCAGCACCGGCGCCGGTCTGACCCTGGAAGCGGCCGGCACCCTGCGCCGCGAGATTTCCGCCGCGCAGACCGGCGGCCTGACCTTTACCGATGCCGTCTACGACCTGGAGGTGACCTTCGCCGACGGCAGCGTGCAGCGCTGGGCAGAGGGCTCTGTGAAGGTCTCGCCGCAGGTGACGGTATGACCGACACGACCGAGGCCGTCGAGGCCTACATCCTGGTGGTGGAGGCCGATGCCGGCCCGGTGCTGGTGGAGGGCGGCGAGGACTATGCCGTCACCATCCAGGTGCCGGAGACCCTGATTGTCGCCATTGGCGAGCAGGGCCCGGCGGGCCCGCAAGGTGCCCCTGGTCCTGCCGGCGGCGCGGCTTTCCAGCGCAGTGCCGGGGAAGCGCTCAGTGCCTTGCGCGCGGTCTACGAGTGGGATGGCCAGGTGTTCACCCTGGACTACCGCGACGAGGCGCACATCGCCCTGCTCGCCGGCCTGACCCTGACCAGCGCCAGCGTCGGTCAGCCGCTCAATGTGCAGAACGCAGGTGCGGTGGACGATGCCGGCTGGACCTGGGCCCCTGGCCCTGTCTGGCTCGGCGCCGACGGCGTCCTGACCCAGACGCCACCACTCGACGGCTTCGACGTGCTGATCGGCGCCGCCGTCTCGGCGACGCGACTGTTGCTCAACCTACAACCCCCAATCGACCTGGAGTAACTACACATGGCAGGACAAGGCTTTCTCGCCCGCGTCGGCGGCATCACCAAGCAGATTCTCGGTATCCAGGTGTCGGCTGGCGCCGCCGATGCTGGCAAGATTCCCGCCCTGGACGCCACCGGGCGCTTCGACCTGAGCATGCTGCCGGTCGGCGTCGGCGTGCAGACCAAGCCCGTCACCGCCTCCGAGGCGCTGGACGCCGGCAATTACGTCAACCTCTGGGACAACGCCGGCACCCTCAACGCGCGCAAGGCCGACAACAGCAACAACCGCCCGGCGGACGGCTTCGTGCTGGCGGCGGTGGCCAACGCCGCGACCGCCACCGTCTACCCGCTGGATGCGCCGAATACCGCGCTGTCGGGCCTCGCCGTGGGCATCCGCTATTACCTCGGTACGGCCGGCGGCGTGATTTCTACCCCACTGGACGCGGTGGCGCAGGCCGGCACCGGCAAGATCGACCAGTGCCTGGGCAAATCCACCAGCGCCACGGAAATCCTCACCACTGACGACGGCTACGTGGTGCTCTGATGGCGGCGCGACGGCCTGTTGTGCGCCTGAATGGCAGCTTCCAGCAGCTGCCGCCCGGCGATTGGCTGCCGGTCAGTGCCGGCGGCACCGGGGCGACCGATGCGCCGACCGCACTGGGTAATCTCGGCGGCCAGCCGCTGCACGCCAACCTGACCGCGCTCGCCGGGTTGATTGGATCGGCGAGCAAGCAGTTCTATTTCACCGGGGCCGGCGCCATGGCACTGGCCGACCTGACCGTGTTCGGTCGGCAGATGAACGCTGCGGCGGATCAGGCCGGCGGGCGCTCGGTGCTGGGCCTAGGCGGGGCGGCGACCTACGGCGTTACCTCGGGTGCCACCGGGCAGGCGGACTTTCTGTTGTGGCGGACCAACGACCTGGTCAAGCAGACCACTACGTTCGATACCAACGCTGGTCGGGTGCTGGTCATGGGCTCGGGTAACCAAGGCCCGTTCGGCCTGGGCCAAGGGGCCAACTACACCGACGCCAACGCGCTGACCCACATGGCGTTCTACCGAAACGTAAGCCTGGCCGCCAGCAACGCGCCGACCCCCTATCAGCAGTACATCCTCAACCTGCCGCATGTCGCGGATACCAGCACCACCGCTGGTCAGATCGCGCTGCAATACACCAGCGCTGGTGGCGGCTACCTGGCTGATCCGCACCTGTTCATCCGCAGTAAAACAGGAGCCACGACTTGGGGTAACTGGTACGAACTGCTGCGGACGGGTGACTACGGCCTAGGTGGAACGGCGATCGTTGCACTCGAAACCAACCTCAACGATAACGACAGAGGAACAGGTTTCTATAACTTCACGGCACAGTCGCTGGGAATCTTGCCGCTGAACATCAACGGATACGGCTACCACTTCGACAACGCCTCGGCCGGATTCGCCTTTCAGGAGTACGTGCCGGTCACGCTCAACCGCAAGTTCTTCCGCCGACAGGCGTCAGGCACTTGGGGCGGCTGGAGTGAGTACGCCTTCCTCGGCAGCGCACAGACCTGGACCGCCAAGCAGACGTTCAATGACTACACCCAGCTCGGTGACACCGCGCCAGCGATCAAGATGAAGAAGCTCACCGGCACCACGGCGGCGGCCGAAGGCGGGAGCGCGTCGGTCAACCATGGCGTCACTTCGTCGAAGGTCATTGGGGTGCAGGTGCTGGTGTTCCACAGCAGCACCAACGCCATTCTCCCTGGCTGGGTGGCAAGTGCTGGCTATCAGTACGACGTGCAACTGACCTCGACCGGGGTTCAGGTGGTTCTGCACGCCACCAACTCGGAAAACATCCTGAGCAAGGCATTCACCGTGCTCATCACCTACGAGGAATGACCCATGCCCGACTACAACGAGCAGGCCGGCGCGTTCACCAGCTGGGTGCGCTGCAAGTACATCGGCATCGACAACCCGCGCCCGCAGCTGGGCGTGCCCTCGGTGACCTTCGCCGAAGAGAAGGTGCTGGTGGTCGAGGGCGAGGAAATCCACCGCCCGTTGGGCAACCTGGTCGAGCCGTTCACCGCGGAGAACGCCAACGAGGCGTTCGACCTGCTCCACCCGGAGACCGGCGCGGTGCTCGGCAGCATGACCTACCAGGACCTCTACGTGGCGCTGGCCAGCGCCTACCTGCACGTCGCCACCAAGCGCGACCAGGCTCAGGCCGAGGCTGAATCGCCTCCGGCTTGATGCTTCACCCCTCATCCACACCCCGCTCCGGCGGGGTTTTTCATTTCTGGAGAACAGCATGTCGCAACGAGAGCGCGATATAGACGTGCTCGCCCGCACGATCTGGGGCGAGGCACGAGGGGAGGGTATAGCAGGCCAGGTGGCCGTTGGCTGGACCATCCGCAACCGGGTCGAGATGGACCTGGGCAAGGACGGCCGCCCTGACTGGTGGGGGGAGGGGTACGAAGGTGTCTGCCGGGCGCCTTGGCAGTTCTCCTGCTGGAACCAGAACGACCCGAACTACCCATACTTGTCCGGCACCCGAGATATCCCGAACGCCCAGTACACGCTGGCGCGCGAAGCCGCGGTGTCGGTGATCGAAGGGCGCCAGCCTGACCCGACCGACGGCGCGACCCACTACTACGCCACCACGATGCCGAAGGCGCCGAAGTGGACGGCCAAGGCTGTGCGCACCTGCAAGATCGGCCGGCACATCTTTTTCAAGGATGTGCCGTGATGGCTGCCTGGCTGAAGCTGGTGCCGCCCTGGCTATGGTGCGTGCTGGTGCTGGCGCTGCTGGCTATTGCCGGCGCCCAGCAGCTGCGGGTGGGGTGGGCCCAAGGCGAAACGGCGGACGCCCGATCCGAGCTGGCCGGCTACCGGCTGGAGGTGTCGGAGCGCGATCGCCGGGCCGATGCCCGGGCCAGGGCCGAAGAGCAACGCCGCCAGAAGGCGGTTGATGAGGTGGGGAATGAAGCGGAAGGGAAACTGGAAGTGGCTCGGACCGATGCTGCTCGGGCTGGCGATGCTCTCCAGCGGTTGCAGCAGCGATACGAAGAGGCTGAGCGAAGGAGCCGCGCCTGCGGCGATTCCCTCACTGCCCAGCTTGGCCAGGCAGCCGAAGCCGGTGTCCGACTGCGAGCCGACGTGCTCGGCCGGGTTGGAGAGGCTGCTCGACTCTATGCTGCAGAAGCCGACGAGCGGGGAGTAGCGGGGCGGGCGTGCGAGGCGGCCTATGACCGTGTGAGGGGAGGGGGATACTAG